GAAATAGCATTGCCAATATACTGACTAATTGTAGGTAGAATGATATTATTTACTACTTTAATTCTATTTCTAGATTGGTCGCTGCCATCTTTTAAGAAGCCTTCTAGGTCTTGTTCGTTAACCCATTGATTTCCATATAAGAATAATAAGTTAGTATTATACTGTGCTATCCAATTATCTCTAACTGAATTAAATCCAGCATAAACGGAATATCTAGAAAACTCTAAATTATATTCTTCATCTGTTAATCCATCAAATTTTGATGGTCTATCTGCGCTTGTCAATAATCCATTCATAATTAATCTTCTTGTTTACGTCCATAATATTCATCAATACCACTTACTTCTTTTTTATTCTTCAATACCGCTTCGCCTAATCCAAAACCACTTTCCATCTTGCTTATCAATTCTGGAATATCAGTATTAATACGACTTACTACTCGTTGCCATTTATCTAAAGTTTCCCAATCACTTGATTTAATATAATCAGTTATATCTTGGTCTGCTATTTTTTGATAATTAATCAGGGTCTTTTCGGTAATAGACCTTTGCTTTAATCTACCAGTTAGATTATATTTCTCAAATTCCAACATTGCGCCCTTAACGCCATTAGGAAAATTTCTATCAATATATTTTCTTTCTGCTTCATCACTTAGAGATTCTCCATAAGCCTCTCTTAATGCCATCTGTATCCTATCTCTTTCGCTTTCTGTATCTCTATAAATTACTCCCCAATACCACGCAAAAATAACATCTCTTGCTTTAATATTTTTAAAAGCATCTACTTCTTTAAGTTCGGGATATTGGTCTCGTAAATCCTTTTCCGAACTAGGAGCATAGCATACTGTTACATATTTTTTATTTGCCATATCTAGCCTCCGTTACAGGTACTCTTACCAAATTATAATTTTTATCCAAAATAAGTTTATATTTAGTTTTAATATTTTTACTTCCAGATTGCTCAATATTTTCAGGTCTCTTCCCTATGGATAAGGCGCAAATATAAGCATAAGCCAATCCAAACAAAACGTCATCATTATAATATCTTTTATCTATTGATGACCATAATACATTCCCTGCTTTTGTTGTATTGCAATGGAAAGTAGCAAGTTGTCTAAAAACTACATCATGATAGATATTGTCTCCAAACATATTCATTACTTCCCCTAATCTGTTTATAATATAAGTATTTCTTACTCCTCTATTATCCACTCCAATATCATAAGGCATTCCAGATTGGAAGTAAGGGTCTATCTGAGCATTAATCAATAAACTACTTATATAGCCTTTATTTTCCCTATAATTTCTATATGCTAATCCGATATTTCTTTCTACTATTTCGGGAGCAGCTTCTTTATCTGTACCGTAATAAATAGACAATAGCATACTTTGCATAAAAGAATAGTTAGGGTCATTGTTTCTTTTACAATCAGTTACCGCTGCAATAGTATGTAGTTGTTCGTCCCATATTACCGTTGCCATCCTAGATGAACCAGTATCTGTGGTAATAGGGTCAGTACCCCCATAAAATCTATATTTCCAATTCTTGTCTGGCGATACTAATATTGTTGTAGTGGCTCTATCATCGTAGGCATCTGTCTGAATAAAATTAGCACCACTTATAGCATAAGGAACATCGGAATTTTCATTTTGCTTTTTACTCAAATCGTAGATAGGTTCAAAATATCCATACAGCATTTGTACTTTATTTGCACTATCATCTATGTCATGAGTTATTTTATTTCTTATCTTTGCTAAATTCTTTTCTATAGTCTCCCTTGATATTAATGTTTTTCCAGTCGGTACGAACATATCCGCTGGAGTGCTTGGGTAGTGTTGATGGAATTGTATCTTAGAAGTTTCAATATCTACATTATCCTTTTGCGCTCTAGCACCGTAATAATATTTCTTTTCTTCATAATATTGTTTCTCGCTTAACCTTACCGACCAATCAAAAAACAAAGGAACAATACCAACACTTGCCTCTCTTTGTTCCCATAATCCTATTACCCTATTCCATTCTTTTTCATAAGCAGCCCCACCTTTTTCTGATGTGCCAGTATTATGAGTAATTATTCCATTTGCAATATAAGTATTATTGTCTCCAGCAGTTAGATTATATATCAGTTTATACCCAATATACTCTACGGATTTAATTGTATCTAA